ATTTAATAATCAGAAATCATAACACAAATCATGGTTATACTTTTGTTGAGGTAACGCTTCACGCATACGTTCCAATAAAAGATTTTGAAGTGTTTAATAATTTCGAATATCAACCTATTGAGCTACCATACTCTGATGAAAGCTATGATTGGCATCGTGAAATGATGGACAAACAAACGAAAGAATTAGAACACTTGACAAGTTTAATCAGGTTAATAGAAAGCAAATGGTGGTACAAATTATTTTGGAAAGGATTTTAACATGAAAACACTACTAGAAATTTACCTTTATGGATCGGCAATATTTTGCATACCGATTATTATTCATTGCGTATTATGCTATACAGTTAAAGGTTATGGGAAAAACAATTAAGGGATTATTTAAGATGTATCTAATTAACAGAAAAGCTAGTTACTACGACAAAATGTTTAATCTTTATTTTGATGAATTAGACAAGTCAAAATGCGGCCCATATTTTAGAGCCTTATGCAGATTAGAAAAACTAATGGAAAATATTCACTTAGAAACGTTTGCTAGCTGACTAGCAATCCATCTAGCCCTAAAGAAGTCGATTTTTCGCCTAACAAACACACAAGCATTTAAGGGATAGGGAAACTTATCCTTTGCTTGTTCTTCTATTGACTTATCCATGTTTCCAAAATAAGCTGTGTTACCCAAACTCTACTTGCGTTCAAATCATAATTAATATTACGACTTCCCATCAATTCAGACTTCCACATACTTAATCCATTATCCAATTCGAGATCGGTATTCTTAACCGAAGTTGGAAACAATATACCCAATATAACATTAGCTATTTCCTCGGATGTTTTAGATCCGCCTTTACCGGCTGGCCAAACAGTGTTAATCTGTATCTGAATGCTATCATTATTGTTTCGATTGCATTTATTAGATAATGTTTCGTTTGATGTTTGGTTTAACAATATGATATAAGCATCAGCACCGTTGTCTAGCTTTACAATCTGTTTTGTTTCGGTTTCTACTACATATTCTTCCCATACCCTAATAGACTTGTTATTGTAGATAATATTGCCGTCTAAAGCTTCTATTATTGCTTTCCTATATGGGAGTGTTGTTATGATCATATTCCTTTGCCAAAGTTGGCTATGGCTGCCTTTAAATCCTTTACAAATTCCTGTTTATACTTCATGAATGCTGGCAATAGGTAAGGTTGGTTGATTATTGTGCCTTTGCCATTAACGTAATATCTTTGCGCCACCGCTTTCCATTCTGGAGGTACTGTCGCTAAATAGGTCGATGCTGATTGTCCTGTTCCAAATTCAACATAAGCCGCTAACTCTCCTGCAGATCTTTCTACGTAAAGCGTTGCTGATAATCCGTTATTGGTTAATTTATATCCTATCGCTTGACTGATTGGCACCCAATTTCTACCTCTTGCGATATTGGTCTGCGTTTCAGCTCCTGCTTGTGTTCTGATCAAATCACCACCGCCTGGTGCAAGTCTGATAGCTTCCATTTCCATTTCACCAATATTTAGCTCGACAACCTGCTTAACCTCTTTTTCAAAGTTTAATGCCGACGCTCTAAGTCTCGTTGCAAATTGGTTAAAGTTGAGATTTGTTGCCATTATTCAAATGTAACTATAATGTTGCGTAAAATCAAAGCGATAATATTTAACTTAGCAATCTAAATTTAGAAATATGAAAAAATTAATTTATTCTGGAAAATGCATAGAAACAGGCGAAATTATAAAGGGTAGCCTTATACAATTTGACGATGGAACGCATACAATTATGTTTAAAGAAAAAGACGGTAAAGGCATTACTAGGCCTGTTCATCCCGAAAGCGTTATAGCGGAAAGTTTGATAATCGCAATGGGTAAATACTATCAAAATGCAATAGATGAACCTGTAAACTTCGATAAAAATGCTTATGAAGAAGATCCAAAAGGAGAAGGTAAGTCTACTATTGAATATTTACTTTCTTTAGTTTAAAATAAATTAAGCCTTAACGATTGTGTTAGGGCTTTTTATCTAGTCGGTAATACGTTTGCGATTGCCGTAAAAACTATCTTACTTTTATAAACAAAATCTGGCTCAACAGATATAATCTTGAAATCCTCGCCACGCCATTTAACGATCATATCCTCAATAACTACCTTATCATCTCTAAACCTAACCTCAAACCGAAATACAGGCTTCAACTTTTCTTGGTTTGATTCTAAGGCCCTGCTTGCTTTTAGTTGCAATACGGTAGCCGAGGTTTCCCAATAAATAGTCTCGGTATAAGTAGCGCCTCCAGCCCCATCATCTGTGTTCAGATAGGTTACTATTCTTATGCGCTGGTTGATAAGTCCGCTTATTTGATTCATTAGTTTTGGATGGCTAGGTTACGTGAATAAATAGCGGATTTTCTTAATGCATCCGGAGACAAATCTACACTTGGCATTCCGCGGCCTTTTAATTCGTAATCGATTTGGATTAACAAAGCTTGTTTTAATGCGCTTGGTAAAGTTTCATAGCCAGCAACGTATGTAAGATTATATAATCTAGCCCCTAAATATCCAACAGGATAAATGATATAGCAATCGTCAGCGCCTAATGAAATAGTAGGAAAATCTAAACCATATTCATTATAATCTATTGCTGTTGCCAAATCAGTAGATGAAGTAACGCCTGTTATTAATTGAACAGGGCCATAAGGAATAAACATAGAATTACCCGACCATTGGCACAGAATAGTTTTCGTAGCAAAAGAAAGATTTAATTCTTTTTCTAGCCTTTCCCTTGCGCCTTTAGCGATCAACAAAATGGCATCATCTTCTGCTGCATAATCTGCATCGATTTGACACCAGCTTTTAATTTCAGCTAATGTTACAGGCTCGGTGGTTACATCGGTAGTTACCCTAATTTCCATATTACTTAGTTTTGCTAACTAATTTTTCTTCCTTGGTTTTAACGGCTTGCTTTTCTTCTTTAGCCAGTAAACCAACAGATTCAAAATAATGCTTTTGTTCGTCTGTAGCCTCGATAGGTTGCCCTGCCTCTATGCCGTTATGGTATTTATTTAATTTTACCTTTGCCATGACTTTTTATTTTAAAGTTAAACAAAAAAGGCTATACATTACGCATAGCCTTTTAATTATTTGAATTGCAAAACTATGCAGTTAAGCTAGATCCTTTGATAAAGTAATCTGGACCATAAACAGGTAAAGCAACTGTTTCCTCAATACGCACAGTAACTTGGTTCGTACGAACGTTTGTTGCATCTTGTTCGAAAAACTCGATACGCATTGCCTCTTGTTGATAAAGTTCGGCACCTCTTTCGAAATCACCTACAACATAATCACCAGCAGTTAAAGCTGTTGTTTTAGCCACAGGAACGCCTAAGATGTAAAGAACTCCGTTAACGAAAGATACACCTTGTGGTAAATCGTACTCTCCCGACCCACTTGCTTTGTTTAAGAAGAAAGTGTAATAATCAGCAGGACGCATTGCAATACCCGTAGCTTCACGCTTGTAAGTATCTTCAAGCAAAGACATATCCTTGATTATTTTCTCTACCAATGGAGTAGCTCCCACACCCTGACCGGCAACAAAGTTGCCAGAAGTTAAAATACCTTTAAGGTTTGGTGAAGTGCCATTTCCGTAAAGAACTTGAGCATCTTCAACATCCCAAAGTTTTTCAGGTAAGCGTAAGTTTAAGAAGCTCATTAAACCCGGGATGTTTAACATTGCTTTACGCGACATTAACATCCAACCAGCAATAGTTTCAAACTTAACTGAACTTTCAACCAAGTCTAAATCAAATTGCGGTTTAGCTCCGTTTTCAGCTACTGGAGCTGGATTGCCTTCTCCTACACCGTTTTCACGCATGAAGTAGAAATCTGTACCTGGCCCGGCTGGCAATACGTTCAATAAAGAACGAATGTGCGTACGGGTATTCGGGTTGGTAATTAAACCTGGTTTCTGAATAGCACCCCAAACAGTAGATCCGGTTACGTTTCCTGTTCCGAAAGTCCCAACCGCTTTTAGATCAATTTCTAATTCTACTTGTTTAGTTTCTTTACGGGCGAACTTTTGGATATTGTCGTGGCTTTCTTCGATAGCCTTAGCTAAAACAGACTGAAAACTTTCGTTTTTTTGTTCTTTAGCACCTTTGGTTTCCATCTTAACAATAGCAGCATCAATAGATTTAGTCAATTCCTTTTCTAAATCTTCGATCTGATTTTTAAGCTTGTCAACTTCTGAGGCATCGGCCTTGCTTGCCATGCTTTCAATAGCTTTTTTTGCTTCCTCTAAAGCATTATTAGCCGTTCTCAATG